CTGATGAGGATATTGATGAAGAATTATCAATGGCGAGACTAACAGGTGAATATGAACCAATGGACGCTTTAGAATCATTTATTAATACACCCGTTGAAACTGGTGAAATTGATTTATCAAAATATGCGGATATTGATGAAGAATCTGATGATATTCAAGAAATTGATATGGATAAAATCAAAAATGAAATTAATCAAAGTGTTGGTGAAACACTAAGCAAATATTTCAAATAAAATGAATCTAATCTATGTCAATGAAATTGGTTCAGATTATAAAGGTCAAAAACAGTACGAATTTATCTTTAGTTCATCAACTGAAATTGACATAGAGGAATGGTTTGTTATACCGGCCTCAGCAACATCTGGATCTAAATCACCTGAAATAGAATATGTGGACTTAGTTGGTCTATTAAAAAATACCGATTTAAAATTAGAATTAGTTCAAGACTCCGATTATTTCGGAGTTATTGATGCTGTAGATGGTGTAGTTGCATTGGCTTGGGAGAAATTTGATTTTGAATCTGAGTTCGATAGACTTACATTTAAGTTTGGAGAATCTTTGGAATCTGTTTCTAAAAAACTAAAACAAAGAGATTATCAATTATTAAAAGAAGAGATAAAATTCAAAGAATTATGAAAAGAAATGAAATTATTCAATCCTTATTAAAAGAAGGATTTTCAGAAAAAACACTAGTTAATTTTAGTGATAGACAACTTGCAACATTTGCAAGTAGAATATTAGGTGAGGCAGATATAATGATATCAAAAAAAGATCCATTAGTTAATCAAAAGATTAAAGATGCTAAAGATAAAAACCAATCTATTGAAACATACGAAGAGGAAATGAAAGAAGAATTAAAGGGTAATCAGAAAAAATTGGATAAGAACCACAATGGTGAGATAGATGCTCAAGATTTCAAAATTTTAAAAGGTCAAAAAAAGAAAGATTCTAATAAAAAAGACAAAAAGGAAAATATAAAAGAGTGGGTATCTTCTGTTACTAACAAAAATTTTCATAGTTTTACATCTAAAAATGAAATTATGGAAATGATTCAATTTAAATTACAAGAAGCTGGACCTAATGTTAAAGTAGGACACAATGGTACTCCTGAGTTTATGACTTACGAAGCTGCACCTGAACCATCTAAACCTGGTACCGATGCACCTGTTAGAGAGAAACCAACAACAAAACCTGGTAAACCAAAAAGAGAAAATCCTTTTGAACCAAAACATAATCCAAAACCAAAAGCTGAAGGAGAAGAGGGATTACCTGAATTCTTAAAGTTTGATAAATTAGGAATTAAGTTCAAAAACTCAAAATAATTATGTTTTCTAAGAAAAAATTGTTACATTTGATCGAACGAAATCTTATAGAGATGCCATTAGACTACGGTAACAATCCAGAAAGAATTAATCCTGATATAGCAGCAAAGCTAGCGGATAAAGAACATACATATAAAGATAACCCAGGCATTCCACAAGAAAAACCTGAAGGTTTACCTTCTAACTTTGAAGAGTTAATCGCATCAAAACGTTTTATTGATACAGTTCAAAAGGTAAAACATTATACTGGTTTCCAAGGTAATGTTACCGACCAAAATGCGTTCGCTCAATTATCTATGGCAGCTCGTCAGAATATGATGGACATTATGCAGTTCGAAAGAACATATAAACAAGAATTAGAACAATTAGCCGTTGAATTAGTTAAGAAAGAATTGGCAATACCGGAAGGGTCATTACAATTTGACGCTCTATTAGTTGGTATTGGTGAAATAGACAATTCTGGTTTTTCACAAGAAGAAGAAAATCCAACTGATGAAGAAGTTGAAGAACAATTTGGTGTAGACTCTGAAGAAGCTGGTGAAGATATTGAACAAACTATAAACGCTTTCGATAAATTTAATGATGAAGTTGCAAAACGAAGATTATTAAATGCATTGATTCAAGGTTCAGCAAAAAAAGGTCATTATATGTTTGAGTTAGTTAATACACGACTTGAACAAATGAGTACTGGAATTATAAGAAAGTATGGTGTGTTAATGTCAATTAACGACTTACTTTATTGGATATACCCTGATGATGCATTAATGAGTGCGGGTCAAGGAGGTGGTTTTGCGGGTAAAGAAGAACTTGATACCGAAACTAACCCACCAACTGTTAAAGCAAGAGGTGTATTTTTCCCTGTATTAGTTCACGAATTAATTAAAGGAACAATGGAGGTTTTGGCAACTCAAGGTTTACCTGATGATCCAAAATCAGCCGAAATGGTTATGAATAAAACCGACACTTTACCTGCAGAAATGTGGGACGTTAGATTCGGTCCAGTTATCTGGGAAAAATTCATCGAATCCTATCCTGATAAATTATTTGAAGACGATAAGAAGCATTTGGCAAATTATTTAATATCAAGATTTTCATCATTAACTACCGAAGAATTTTTTAAACTTACAAAGTTAATAATGAGAGGTGATAGATTAGGTAAAGAGATTATCGCAAGAATGGTTCAAGACATTGAAGAATCATTAAGAAATGAGGATTGGGAGGAAGAAGAATATAATATGGAATATGGTGACGAAGGTGGAGACGGGGATAATTTAGATGATTTACTTGGATCTCTTGGGATAAGGTTACCTGAAGACGAATAATACAAAGGTGGTAAGTTTTACCACCTTTTTTTGTATTTATATATATGAATAGTAGAGCAGAACAATTATTAGAATACGCAAAAATTATAAAGGACACTCCTTATGCACTGAGAACCTATCTACAAACGTATGATAACACTCAGAAGAAGTATGTACCTATGGATTTATTTCCTGACCAAATACAATTGATTCAGGACTACGAAGACTACAACGAAAATATCACTAAAAAATATAGACAAGCGGGGGTAACAACAGTAACCGCGGCTTGGTTATCAAAAAAGTTACAGTTAGCAAAACCTGAGAATCCTGAAAGAATTCTTATCATTGCAAACAAACGTGATACAGCAATTGAGATGGCTAATAAAGTTAGACACTTCATTGACCAATGGCCTGAATGGATAAATGTTGGGTTTTCGCCCGATAAGAACTCAGAAAGTAGATTTAGATTAAATAACGGTTCAGAAGTTAAAGCGGTTGCAACATCTGCGGATGCTCTTCGTGGTTTTACACCAACTGTACTTGTTTTTGATGAGGCGGCTTATATCGAAGCTGGTGATGATTTTTGGGCAGCATCTATGGCATCCCTATCAACGGGTGGTAAGATTATTCTTATCTCAACTCCAAATGGATATGACCAAATTTACTATGGTGTTTATGACCAAGCTTTAAGAGGTATCAATGACTTCCATATAACCGATTTAAGGTGGTTTAAAGACCCAAGATATACCAAAGACTTAAGATGGGTTAAATGTAGTGACATATGTCATTATATGTTGAATAGGGAACAATATAACGATGATGAAGTTGTTCTTAATGACTTCGATATGAGTAACTACCGAGAATTAGAAGAACAAGGTTATAAACCGTTCTCTTCTTGGTTTGAATCAATGTCTAAGAAATTTAAATACGATAGACGTAAGATTGCTCAGGAGTTAGAATGTGACTTTTTAGGTTCTGGAGATGGAGTTATTCCTGGAGACATTCAAGAAAATATTGCCAAGAATATGATTAGAGTTCCGATTGAAAAGTATATGCAAGGAACGTTTTGGCAATGGAAAGAACCAATTAATGGTCATAGATACATTATGGGTGTTGACGTTAGTAGGGGTGATAGTGAGGATTTTTCATCAATTAACATTATAGATTTTGACGATAGAGAACAGGTTGCCGAATATATTGGTAAAATACCACCCGATGATTTAGCTTCGGTAGCTTATAAATGGGGGATATTATACGGTAACGCCTTTATAGTAATTGATATTACGGGAGGTATGGGGGTTGCAACATCAAGAAAATTACAAGAATTAAATTATAAAAACCTTTATATTGATGGGATTAATACTCAGAATATTTGGGAGTATAATAAAAAGGCGTTAGATAAGATTCCTGGGTTAAACTTCAACAATAAAAGAACTCAAATTGTTGCAGCGTTTGAAGAAGCGTTAAGAAAGGGGTTTTTAGTTAGGTCAAATAGATTATTAAACGAACTTAATACATTTGTTTATATGAATGGAAGACCAGACCATATGAAAGGTTCTCACGATGATGCCATTATGAGTCTATCAATGGCCCTATATTCAGGTGATATTTGTTTTAATCAACTTGAAAAAACAGAAAACGCCAACAAAGCAATGTTAGAGTCTTGGACTATGTCAGAAAGAACATATGAGGTTAATAAAACACACTATTCATATGGTACATCTTTAGACCCGATCGGGGCGATGGCCACCGACCCAAGTTTTTTCCATAAGGATAATCCCCATAACGTACCAAAAGATATGTACAAAGAGTTCTCTTGGTTGTTCGGAAAAAGTAAATAACATTTCCTAATTAAATAAAAAGGTTTATATTATAAAGAAAACTATTTATATACGATGGCAGAGAATAATAACACAGTCTTTCAGAAATTAACAAGGATGTTCGGTTACCCTAATCAGGTAAAAAAAGACCAGATACCTTCATTTAATTTCTCTAAAGACCAAATACTAAACACGGACAATAGAGAAGAGTACGAAAAGGCAATGTTGCAAGCTCAACAAAGTCAATACGTTGCAGATAAGTGGTCTAAATTAGATCAATCTCTATATAACCAATCGGTTTATTATGAACCAAATAGATTGGCCGCAACATATGATTATGAATCTATGGAGTTTACTCCAGAAATTTCAGCGGCGTTAGACATCTACGCAGAAGAATCTACAACACTTTCAGAAAAGGGTGAAATATTAACAATCTTTTCTGAATCGGATAGAGTTAAAACAATATTAGAAGATTTATTTATCAACAAATTAGATGTAAACACTAACCTACAAATGTGGGCTAGAGGTTTATGTAAGTATGGTGATGATTTTGTGTATTTAAAAATTGATCCTGAAAAAGGTATCATTGGTGTACAACAATTACCAAACATTGAAATAGAAAGAATTGAAGGGTCGGCATCTAAAAACCCAGGGCAAATGTCAGATGCTAAGTTACCAACAAGAGAACTACGTTTTACTTGGAAAAATAAAGATATGGAATTCCAAGCTTGGGAGATTGCTCACTTTAGATTATTAGGTGACGATAGAAAACTTCCTTATGGAACATCTATGTTAGATAAGATTAGAAGAATTTGGAAACAACTATTACTTGCTGAAGATGCTATGTTAATCTATAGAACTTCAAGAGCACCTGAAAGACGTGTATTCAAAGTATTTGTAGGTAATATGGATGATAAAGATATTGAACCATATGTACAACGTGTAGCAAGTAAATTTAAAAGAGATGCTATTGCTGATCCACGTAATGGTAATGTCGATATGAGATATAACCAAATGGCCGTAGATCAGGATTATTTTATTCCTGTACGTGATCCCGCACAAACAAGTCCGATTGAAACATTACCTGGAGCACAAAACTTAGGTGAAATTGCGGATATTGAATATATTCAAAAGAAACTATTAGCCGCGTTACGTATTCCAAAAGCGTTCTTAGGATTTGAAGAAGTTGTAGGTGAAGGTAAAACTTTAGCATTGATGGATATTCGTTTTGCTAGAACAATTAATAGAATTCAAAAATCATTAATTCAAGAATTAAATAAAATTGCTTTAGTTCATTTATACCTTATGGGTTTAGAAGATGAATTAAATAATTTTACATTATCATTAACGAACCCATCGGCACAATCTGATTTATTACGTATAGAACAATGGAAAGAAAAGGTTACTCTTTATAAAGACGCAACCTCAGATCAATCACAAGTTGGTATCTTACCTGTTTCACATACTTGGGCTAAAAAGAACATACTTGGATTTAGTGATTCTGAAGTTATTCTTGATTTACAACAACAACGTTTAGAAAGAGCAATGGGATTTGAATTAACAAATACCCAAAATGTAATTAAACGTTCAGGAGTATTTGATGAAGTGGATTCTAAATATGGTATTCCAGAAGAGGAAAGAAAGGCGGCTGAAGCTGCGGGAGCAGCTGGTGAAGCTCCTGCGGGAGGTGGAATGGATATGGGTGGAGGTGCTCCACCACCAGCTGATACAGGAGGAGAAGCGCCTCTTAGTGAATCAAAATCTAAGAAATCAAAAATATTAGGGATGTTAGGTGACGAAAGTTTATCAATTAATGATTTATTTGATATGGATAAGGCGAAACGTAATATTTATGAAATAGAAACAAAAATAAAAGACATATTAAACGACTAACAATGAACAAATTCGGGGAATTAAAATCCAAAATGTTGACAAAATTAACTGAGTCTTATTCTAAAGAAAATAAGACTGAAGTTAAAGATATATTACAAACAATTAAAGAAAACAAAGCATTTAAAGAAATGTATTTGTTTTATGAAGAAATTGAGAACAAATACTTTGATGACAAAGAGATTGCAAAATTATATGTTGAGGGTTTAAATACGTATTTTGGTCAACCAATGGGTAATTGGAACGATTTAAATGTGTTTTGTGAATCATTAAACAAAAAATTGGGTTTGGTTGAAATCACATCAAATGAATTATATGAATCTTTAGATGTCTTATCTGAAAAAGATTCATTATCAAATATTGAAAAGAAGGTTATTGCAAAAAAGAAATTAGTAGAACATTTAACAACAAAGAAAGAAGTAAACGAATCTAAACAAGTGACTTACTCTCAAAATGAAAATTTACTGCACGCAGTATTAGCTAATAATTTTAACGTATTATACAGTAACAATTTAAACGAATTTCAACAAACAGAATTAAAAACTATTCTTTCAATTTCAAATGAAGATTTAGTTTCTAAAACTACAGAATTAAAAGAATCCATTCTTAATAGAGTTGGTTCACTTTTAAGTGAATCTAATGACAATGACTTAACTACTAAATTAAGTAAAGTAAAGGATGAGGTTCAAGATATGGGTTTATCCAAATATAATTATTATCGACTTACTCAACTTAAAAATGGTCTTGTTTAATCAAGACCATTTTTAATTTGTTGAATATACGTCGCCTTTAAACGTTGAGTTCTTTTTACAACGGAGGGTTTAACAAATTCTTGTCTTTCTCTTAACTCTTGAATTTGTTTGGTATTACGTACCTTGTTTTTATAC